GAAGGATCAGGCACGGGGGCGCATTCGTGAAAGAGCGGAGCAGTCTCTCCTCGAGTGTCATATTCATTTCCCTCGAGGTGCTCGCTCAAACCGAACACGCCGCCATGCTTGGGAGCATTGTCCAGGTTGTGGAGAAGCTGCCTCTCGTCGCGATCATGGCGATCGTACTGAAAGAGCTTGGTGTCAGGCGACACTTCGGACCGCAAGGCGGGAACCGGCACGAGCCCCAACTTCTTCCTCAAGAAGTGAAGCTCATGAACGCTCGCCATGTAGTTCTTGTTGTCTGCCTCACTGCCGCCCGCAATGTGCAAGCCGCAAATTCTACGACCCGACTCACCAACTGTGTAGACGGGACTGCCGCTGAAACCACGAATTGTGGAGGCCGAATGTGGAACGATACCGAGCCTCTTCTGCTGCTCAGTCGGTGGCAAAAGCGCACCAACTCCAGCTTGAAGCTCACCGTTACGATTCCGGCCGAACACCTCAATACGGGTCATGCCAACGGCACTGTAGACGGTAGACTTGACACTGCGGACACCAAGCACAGCCCAATCGGCCATGGAAAGCTCAAAGGCGCCAACGTCGTCGCCCGTGCATCTGGCGTAGTCCTCCTTGGCAAAATGCCGTTTGTACCCCTGGGGGCAAAAGAACTTCTCGCCATCGCGCGAAAGAGCCAAAGTATGACCCTCGGAATCGGACAATGCATGAGCAGAGGTGAGGAGAAAAGAACCCTCACGGAAGCCTCCGCCCAGATAGTGGTACTCCCCCTCCCGAACAATGTAAATAGATACAAAGTCGTTGGGGCAAACAGTCCGCTTGCAAATGGGATCGGATCCGAACAAAGCGGACTCCGCAGCAGGCTGACCGGCCTCAACGGGGACGAGGCGATAATCTTCCAAAATGAAAGATCCATCGACCTTCTTCGCTTTGCTTGGCACAACGTTGTACACGCGAAGATCCGAGGGGTCTCGATAGTAGACCGTGTCTCCGTAATTAACAAAACCCGTCTGGCACACGGCAACCGGAAGAGCACCAATCTGTAACTGGTACTTCATCCAGCGCACGCACACCAACACTCCCGTGCAAAATCCGCAAGCCATACGGTAAAGGAAAAGGCAGAGCAGGGATAGGATCCCTGTCTGCAGCGCGACGCCCGCAAACGCCAATATGGCGAAGAAGTGGGCGATAGCGCGTAGCTCGCGGTCGGTAATAACGATCTCCATGGTAAACACGGAGAGGTGACTGACCAAGAAAGTAAAGAGTGGGTTGAACGAGTCAAGCTTTTCCCAGAGGCGGACTTTATTC